ATAGTTTTTTCAAAATGTGTTATATAATACAATACAATATTAAATATTATTGATCCAACTATTATTAATAATAATATAAGATTAAAACGATGAAAATATAACAAATCTAAAAACTTATTCATATATAATATATATAATATTTTATGTTTTTGGTATATTTGTTAAAGAGTGATAATAAATCTTATATAGGATATACAAATGATTTTCTTAAAAGATGGAAACAACATAATTGTATTTTAAAAGGCGGTGCGAAATATACAACAAGAAATAATAAACATCCTTGGGAACCTATTTGTATTATTGATGGATTTATTTGTAAAAAAGAAGCAATGCGATGTGAATGGAAATTAAAAAGAGCAAGAGGATATTTAAATAGGGTTAAATATATTGACTATATATTTAATAATGAAGAAAAGTTTACAAAAAATGGATCAGAAATAAAATCTTTAAATTTAAAAATCTACACTAAAAAAAACTACTATAAATATTTTAATAATTTAGAATTAAGAGAATTGGAATGGTTTTAAATTATTTAGTTACTGTATGCTAAACCACCCATACCAGACATAATGCGGAGTACATTGTAGTTGACAGCGTAGATGGTGCCTAATTGCCCTTTAGTAGTAAAAGTTAATTCAGCATTATCAATTCTGGAGAAGTTGCAGGTGCCAGATGGTTGGTGCTCTTCCGGTTTGAGAGCGAAGGAGTATACACCGATAGGCTGAGAGTCTTTGGAGGTGCGGGCCTGATTAGAGCTGTTGTTAGTCGTTCTAAAGACTGAGATGACTTGGGTGTCGGTCGCTATCAGCGCGGTGACGGCTGCGCCACTTAGATCAACAGCGGTTCCTTGTATGACGATGTTGGTGGTGACGGCTTTTACGGCATCATTAAAGTCAGAGGCGCTACCACTGATGTTGGTGAAGGTGGTAAAGGAAATTTCCCCACCAATTCCACCGTCCCGGACAACTCTAAAAGATGTCCCATCAATATTTATAATAAATTCAGTTCCGAGTGGGTTTTGGGTATCAAAATCATCTCTTACAAGGGAGGTAGCGAAGCCAACGAAGCAAATTCTTCCGGCGTCGGTGATTTCAAAACGAGCTTCCGTGTTGGTGAGTGCATAGTCGTCATCACTTGGATTCTGTCCGGTGTATGACGCAAACAGGGAATGGGTCCCATCAGTAGGCAAAGTAAACGATGTTTGTCTATCTAATATTGAAATTTGAGCAGCCGCCGGTAAATTCTGTTTAGGAACAGCAGTGTGGTAATCGTATGGTTGCTGTAAATAAAAGTATTCACTTTTTCTCGAACTGAAACGATCATGACCATTTAATTTTAACCCTACCTCGGTGGCTTGATCGGTGGTAGACCAGATAAGTTCTTTAACTGGGTGGTTGAAGTTAAGTTTATTCTTACCATCACTGGCAGCAGTTTGTTCTTGAACTTGTTCAATTAAATATTCGTGAGATACTTGAGCGAATCTACGTCTTTCATCAGTATCAAGGTAAATGTAATCACAGAATAATTCAAAATTTCCACCCTGAGCATTTGTAGCTAATGTAAATTTAACTTTAACTTCATGGTATTGAAGAGCAATTAAGGGTAAAGCAAGACCAGGGTTACGGCAGAACCAAAATTGAAGTGGGATATGGACGTAACCTACAGAGGCGGAGGCGGTGGTACCAATTTGACCAGTCATAGCTTTAAGACCAATGGCTTTAGATTCTGGAGTAGAAAGTTCATTCCAGGTATCCATCCATTGACCAGATTGTCTATCAATTCTTTGACCACCAATTTCTAATTCAACTGTAATAATTGGTTGGGGGACGCGCATGTCCGGGGTGTAGGTGTCGGCGGTTTGAACAAGGTACATTTTGTGAACTAAATCACCATTACGGGAAATAGTGCATACAGGATTGGCACCCTGTCCACCACTGAAAGTTTGTTGGATAGACTCCATGGAGAAGTTAGTGTGTCTGCGATAGACAACTTTAAAGAAAGTAATTTGTGGGTTACCAGTAAGGTAAATATCTTGTGCGCCATAAGCTACTAATTGCATTAATCCTCCTCCCATTTGTTTTTATACTATACCATAGAAAAAAATTTTAGAGAAATTAATTAATTTAAATTCTTTTAAAAATTAGTACAATATTTAGAAAAACATATTAATTATTTAAAATCTATATAAATAGATTAGATTATTTATTAATTTATTTAGTTACTGTATGCTAAACCACCCATACCAGACATAATGCGGAGTACATTGTAGTTGACAGCGTAGATGGTGCCGGTGGTGCCAGACTGCGCGGGACCTGTTAAAGTTAATTCAGCATTGTCAATTCTGGAGAAGTTGCATGTGCCAGATGGTTGGTGCTCTTCCGGTTTGAGAGCGAAGGAGTATACACCGATAGGTCTGGTGTCTTTGGAGGTGCGGGCCTGATTGACTAAAGATGTTTGTGCTATAACTTCTTTAATAGAAGTTATATTAATGTTGTCCGCAACGATGGCCCCGTCGCCCTGGAGAAGTACTCTATCAAACCAAACAACTGTATCGGCAGCATCTAACCCCTTGGCCGCCGGTACGCCAGCTGAATCTTTTATGCCAGTTACTCTTGCGGTATGCGTGGTAGCTGTATTGGGCTCCGAATCACTTGAACTGTCTAACCAACGCGGCCCATACGCTGTTATTTGGTACAGACTACCTACCGTAAACATCGCGGATGCTTCTGCTGCCGTGAAAGCAAAGCCGATTTCGTTAAAGGTCAGACATTCAGCAGGAGAGACAGTGGTGTCAAATAAACCGTTGGATGGATCCCATGTTAAATATGTTGCATTGGCACCGGTCGAGGTCACCTCAGTGTGACCTACGAGCATATTACCGACTCCGACGGGATCCAACCCTGAGCCGGCATCGGTACCGGTAATTGATGACAGCGGTGCAGGGTTGGCGGCCGTGCCGATCGTTTTTGCTGTTAAATCAGAATAATTACTAGTCAGCTGAGCAGCACTCGGTAAATTCTGGCGGGGGACAGCAGTGTGGTAATCGTATGGTTGCTGTAAATAAAAGTAGTCACTTCCTCTTGTACTGAAACGATCATGTCCATTTAATTTTAATCCTACACTTGTTGGTTTGGCATCGGATGTTGTGCTCCAGATAAGTTCTTTAACAGGATGATTAAAGTTGAGTTTTTGGGCAGCGCTGGTGGCTGTAGATTGTTCTTGAACTTGTTCAATAAGGTATTCGTGTGATACTTGAGCGAATCTACGTCTTTCATCAGTATCAAGGTAGATGTAATCACAATATAATTCAAATTTCGTAGCGCTAGCTGGCTGTGCTAAGTCAAACTTAACTTTAACTTCATGATATTGAAGAGCGATTAAGGGTAAAGCAAGACCTGGATTGCGGCAGAACCAGAATAAAAGTGGGATATGTACTAATCCTACACCGGTGGAGGTCGCGGTGCCGCCGGTTGTGCCAATTTGACCAGTCATAGCTTTAAGACCAATAGCTTTAGATTCTGAGGTAGAAAGTTCGTTCCAGGTGTTCATCCATTGACCAGAGTGTCTATCAATTCTTTGACCACCAATTTCTAATTCAACTGTATTAATTGCTGTATCCGCCGCGGTCAATGCAGCGGATGCAGATTGACAAAGGTACATTTTATGAACTAAATCACCATTTCTGGAGATTGTAGCAACAACATTATTTCCACCACCACTGAAAGTTTGTTGGATAGACTCCATAGAGAAGTTAGTGTGTCTGCGGTAGACAACTTTAAAGAAAGTAATTTGTGGGTTACCAGTAAGGTAAATATCTTGTGCGCCATAAGCTACTAATTGCATTAATCCTCCTCCCATTTTTTTGTTTTTATACTATAACATAGAAAAAAATTTTAAAGAAATTAATTAATTAATTAATTCAAAAATAAAATTAAAATCTTCTATAAAATTTTTAAAAAATTTAATTATTAAAAATAATTTAATTCTATAGATATTATGAATAAACAATTAATTAGTAAACCAGTTGTTGAAAATATTTATGAAAATATATTTTAATTTTTAGTTTATTTATTTAATTACTGTAAGCTAAACCACCCATACCAGACATAATACGAAGTACATTGTAGTTGACAGCGTAGACAAAGACCAAATTTCCGTCTTGATCTTCTAAATTCCCCTCCCCACCGGAGCCGTTTTTGTTTTGTTCGGAAGAATAAGATCCTGTTAATTGAGCATTATCAATGCGAGAGAAGTTACAGGTGCCTGAAGGTTGGTGCTCTTCTGGTTTAAGGGCAAAAGAATAAACCGCAATTGAATCTGGATTATTAACTGCACCATAACCAGTATGATGTTGCCATACTTGTGTTCTAGTGAAATATTTAAAATCTCTTTCTTTAAAACGATCGTGACCATTAAGTTTTAATTGCCAGACGCCAGTTATATTTTGTTCAGTAAAATAAGCAGAATTTTTCCCCTTCATCGCGGTAATTTGCCCGTCGTGCCGCCCTTCTGCAGGATTTATACCTTCGCCGGACTTGCTACTAATTCCACCTGTCCAAATTAATTCTTTAACTGGATGATTAAAATTTAAATCGAGGGTTGCCGGTGCACCAGCTGTGGTGCCTGAAAATTCAGAAAATTGTACTTGTTCAATTAAATATTCATGTGAAACTTGAGCAAATCTACGTCTTTCATCAGTGTCAAGGTAGATATAATCACACCATAAATTAAATGTTGCTTCGGGAAGGCTGGGGGACTGTGTGAGCCCCTGCCCAAAATTGCCACTAGTATCGCCATCTTTTAAAATTAATCTAGTTAGTTCTTCAAAATTTATCTTTACCTTTACTTCATGATATTGGAGGGCAATTAGAGGCAAAGCGAGACCTGGATTGCGACAAAACCAGAATAGTAAAGGTACCCAAATTTTACCACGGATTTGTGGTACCAACGAGGCCGTTTTTGATGCATTCCAAGCAGGTGCGAGCACTGGAGCATCGCCATCATTAGTATTTAATCCCAATCCATTACCGGTCATCTTATTGTATAAAGTTTCTGTAGAACCACTTGGGTTAAATTCAGTTAACTGGGAATAAACAGAATGCCAGTGACCATAATGTTTATCAATTCTTTGACCACCGATTTCTAATTCACATTCTTTCATTAAACGACTACCATAATTTGCTACTAATGTACAGTCCTCGCCCGTTTTGGTTATTAATTCATGCTCCAAATACATTTTGTGAACTAAATCACCATTTCTGGAGATTGTGGCAACAACATCGCTGCCGAAACCAGGATGTCCAGAGAATGTTTGGACAATAGCCTCCATAGAGAAGTTAGTGTGTCTGCGGTAGACAACTTTGAAGAAAGTAATTTGCGGGTTACCAGTAAGGTAAATATCTTGTGCGCCATAAGCTACTAATTGCATTAATCCTCCTCCCATTTTTATTTTTATAATATAACATAGATAAAAATTTTAGAGAAATTAATAAAAAAAAAAAAATTAGAAATTATTTAAAAATGATTATTTTAATTTAGTTACTGTATGCTAAACCACCCATACCACTCATGATACGGAGGACGTTGTAGTTGACGGCGTAGACTGTAGTAGTACCTGTGGATGCCGAAATTAATTGAGCATTATCAATACGGGAGAAGTTACAAGTCCCCGAAGGTTGGTGTTCTTCTGGTTTAAGTGCAAATGAATAAACAGCAATTGAATCTGCTACTAGACCACCATATCCACTATGGTGTTGCCATACTTGAGCTCTAGTGAAATATCTATAATCACGAGCAGCAAAACGGTCATGACCATTTAATTTTAATTGGAAAGTATTTACCCCAGAAGCAGCAGCAGTTAGTACACCGCCGCCTGGTGTCCTCGACATATTTCCTACCCAAATTAATTCTTTAACAGGATGATTAAAATTAAGATCAGTGGAATCAGTTGCCCAGGTTTGTTCTTGTACTTGTTCAATAAGGTATTCATGTGAAACCTGAGCAAACCTACGGCGTTCATCTGTATCAAGGTAAATATAATCACAATATAATTTATTTTCAGACAATTTGTTCAAGGCCTTACTGAATGGTATAGTGAAGCTGTGATTTAAAATAACTTTCACCTCATGGTACTGGAGGGCAATAAGGGGTAAGGCGAGTCCCGGATTACGGCAGAACCAAAATTGAAGAGGGACAAAGAAATATGCATCTGCCGTCTCATCCGAGGCGGCTGGTATTCCACCCATGCCACTCATCTTTTGAAATAGGGTCCCTGCAGACTCACATAATGCACCTGATCCTGTGACACCAGTTGGATTTGGTTCTGTTAATTCAGCCCAGGTTTCCATCCATTGGCCTGTATGTTTATCAATTTTTTGACCACCAATTTCAAGTTCAATATCTGTAATCCCTGCAGATGAAGGATTTCCTGTATTCTGGGTGGAGCCGGTGGCGGGTTTTAATTGTAAATACATTCTGTGAACTAAATCACCATTACGGGAAATAGTTGCCGTGCAACGACCAGGTGCTTCGGAGGTCCCATTCCAGGTTTGCTCAATAGCCTCCATAGAGAAGTTAGTGTGTCTGCGGTAGACAACTTTAAAGAAAGTAATTTGTGGGTTACCAGTAAGGTAAATATCTTGTGCGCCATAAGCTACTAATTGCATTAATCCTCCTCCCATTTTTTTGTTTTTATAATATAACATAGAAAAAAATTTTAGAGAAATTAATTAATTTAAATTAATTAAAAACTTTTAAAAATGATTATAATATTTAGAAAAATATATTAATTATTTAAAATCTATAGAAAAATTATTATTTTAATTTAGTTACTGTATGCTAAACCACCCATACCACTCATGATACGGAGGACGTTGTAGTTGACGGCGAAGATTGTTAGATTTGCGGCGTGGTCCATCACTAACTGAGCATTATCAATTCTTGAAAAGTTACAGGTTCCGGATGGTTGGTGTTCTTCTGGTTTAAGAGCAAAGGAGTAAACTGCTATTGAGTCGTTAAATTGACCGGGGGCACCTGAGGAGATATTACCCAAGGTACTTGCTTTACCCACCCCACCCGATCCAGAATGGTGTTGCCATACTTGTGTTCTGGTGAAATAACGATAATCACGTTTCGCAAAACGGTCATGTCCATTTAATTTAAGAAGATAAGCTACCCCGGTAAGCACTTCACTGGGATCATTGGTTCCGGATCCGGCATTGCTAGTATGGTGGAAAACTGAATTTGGACCAGTCCAAATTAATTCTTTTACTGGGTGATTAAAGTTTAGATCAGCGGTGGCCGCTGTCGTACTTACCTCCTGCACTTGTTCAATAAGATATTCGTGTGATACTTGAGCAAAGCGTCTGCGTTCATCAGTATCCAGGTAAATGTAATCGCACCATAATTTTTGCGTCAAACCTGGCGGAGTGCCGTCTCCAGCCCAGGTCGTTGTAAGAATATGATTTAATACAACTTTAACTTCATGATATTGAAGGGCAATTAAGGGTAAAGCAAGACCAGGGTTACGACAAAACCAAAATTGAAGCGGGATAAAAGCGCGCGTACCTTCTTTCACAACCTCCACGCCACCCATACAACTCATTGTTTGGAATAACGTACCATATTCCGTGGCGGTCTGCCCCATTGTTTGTCCAGTAGGATTGGGTTCGGTTAACTCCGCCCATGTTTCCATCCATTGACCCGTATGTTTATCAATTTTTTGACCTCCAATTTCTATTTCAATATCTGTTATAAAATGTGCTCCCGGATTACTAATGTTGCTGCCGGCCTTAATGTTATTCGCGGTGTTTGATACTTCAATATACATTCTGTGAACTAAATCACCATTGCGAGAAATAGTGGCGGTGCAGCGACCATTAGAATCCGCGCCACCATTCCAAGTTTGTTCAATAGCCTCCATTGAGAAGTTAGTGTGTCTGCGATAGACGACTTTAAAGAAAGTAATTTGCGGGTTGCCAGTAAGGTAAATATCTTGTGCGCCATAAGCTACTAATTGCATTAATCCTCCTCCCATTTTTGTTTTTATAATATAACATAGAAAAAAATTTTGGCGAAATTAATTAATTAATTCAAATTAATTCAAATAAAAATTCAAAAATATCTATAAATTTTTAAAAAATGACTATAATTTCCCAAATATTTAAAAAATATCTATAATTTAAATTAAATTATTAAAAGAACTATATTTTAAATTAAATTATTAAAATTTTTTATAAAAATATAATTTATAAAATTTGAATTATATTATACTTAAAAATTATAACTATATATTATTAAAATGGCAGAACAATATGAAAAGAAAGAACTCAGACAACATATCTATGACACACCTGATACATATGTCGGTGGCATCGATAAAATTAATGAAGTTCTGCCCATTTTAAACGATAATAAAATCAATTTTAAAGAAATTGAATATATCCCGGCACTACTCAATATCTTTAATGAGATTCTTGTAAATGCGAGAGATCAAATTGTTAGATTACAAGGTCAAGAAGACCCTAATATTATACAAGTATCTCAAATAAAAATTAACTTTAACGAAGATAATTCAATAACTGTATTAAATGATGGAAATGGTATTACTATTAAAAAACATGAAAAAGAAAAAATATATATTCCTCAATTAATCTTTGGAGAATTATTAACTTCATCTAATTATAAAAAAGATGAAAAAAGAATTGTTGGTGGTAAAAATGGATATGGAGCAAAACTTGCGAATATCTTTTCACAAGAATTTACTATTGAAACTGTTGATCATATTAATAAATTAAAATATACCCAAACTTGGGAAAATAATATGACTAAATGTAATGAACCAATTATTAAGAAATGTCAAGGAAAACCGTATACTAAAATTACTTGGAAATGTGATTTTAAAAGATTTGAATTAGAGAAATATTCAGATGATATGATTAAATTAATGTATCGTAGGATTTATGATATTGCTGGAATTACTGATAAATCTATAACAGTATCTCTAAATGATGAAAAAATTAAAA